CTTATAATCACTCCATCTATGGCCGATGGTCCAGTTGCTGCCCGGAAAGCTGAAAGAGTTGCGCGAATCTTCCGTCCCTCTTCCTTCCCTAACAGTTTGCTCAGTTTCATCCCCCCTATAGCCTTACCCTCCTCTGAAGTGCCGAAGAGCATTTTCCCGCAGGGTCTGCCGTTGGGTCTTGGCACGACTACTCCAAATTTCGATGCTGCCCGCTTCTACGCCTCGGCGTATTTTCATCAAGAAGCCCTTAGCGCCCGTAGGGTCGCCCGAAGTCTACAGCCGGGAGATCCTTGGTTGGATTTTGCCGAACCGTTTGCCTGCGTCGCCGAGACGCTTGTACTTACTACAGTTTGGTCCCCAGGGTTGATAGCTAACGCCCTACATTATGTTCCACGACTTTATGCATACGTGGCCTGCTGTGAGAGGCAGGGCACGTATGACCTATACCATGGCGAAGCTATCTGCCACGCCACCGCCCAAGGCCTTACCATAGTCACGGCTTCATCAACATACCATCACCACAATCCAGGTTTGCTTGCAAGTGAGGAGCCGGTTGTCGCCCGCTTTGCCGATGTTCATGCTTGGGTGACCCGGATTTGCCACATAGCAGGTTATCAATTATTTGAAATCAATACTCGTGGCCTAAACAATTTGGTTCCTGTAGTGGCGTGTTGTCCTAGTCTACCTCAGAGTACTGGCCGTAAACTCTATCTCTCAGGTTCAGACGTACGAGACAACCGATCCACCATGCCGACCACAACCACTTGCATGCCTCTTGTAGGTCGAGATTTTGTTCCCGCTCCGTTGTTGAATTTTTGTGTAGACAATTTGAGTGGTTTGCCTGTTGTGACCTACGCTGAATATGCTTGCATCTACCGACGTTCACGTGCTGCCGTAGCGTCTCTGTCCGAGGCGATGTTCGCCGAGGCAGAAGAGCCGACTTTCCGTGAGGTCGTTGCTGAATTACGTCGTCGCAATGCGCGCGACAATTGGGTTGTGGGCTCAGATGCAGCTTATGGTATGGTTTCTCCAGTGATTAGTCTTTATCATCTAGCTTTAGGTGTGGTTCATGAATTAGCTGAATGGTGGTTAGCCTATTGTATCGAATTCATCTTGTTATTAGGTTTGAGTTTGGTCTGTTATTGGTTTGGTTATCCTGCTTATGTAGGTCCGACTAGTTTGCTAGCTACTTACTTACTTGCAGTCTTAGTGAGCCCATGGTTGGAGGAATTGATTGTATGGACGTTACGTGAATATCCCTATCCTTTGGTAGCTGTGGGTTTTGTGGCGCTGCATTGTATACTACCAGGTCAGTCTTGCACCGCCGCACTAGTGGTCACTGTAGCCCGTTTGCCTCTTAAGCATCGCTTGTTGCCATGTATAATAGTTCACCTCTTTGTTAATTTGAGTTTCCTTTGTTGGAGCTTATTAGATGAGGAAGTGCGTGGTAATTTGTTCATAGAAGTAATTGACTGCCTTGTTTGGTATTCTCATTTCTATGGTTGTTGGCACGTTTTCCAATGCTCTTTGACAATGCGACTCACGTGGCGCGCTTGGTTACCTTTTCTTGAAGCTTTTTCCCGCGCATTAGCCCCTAACCATGTACCCCAGTTCCTCTATCATCTAGGCACCCTAGTCACTCTTGCTAGTCTTCCGCTAGGTCCCACCGTAGGTTTAGGAATGTGGCTTTGGCTTCTGCATCGTTATAACCTTCGTGCCACACGTGTACATCAAGCGTGGTGTGCCGGCCCTGCCTTAGCTCATCTCATCCGCTTGCGTTCAAAGGGCCGTCGTCTCGTTAGCAGTGCTTATACTGGCCCATGTCGCACGAGTTGGTATCAACAAGTTGGGCCAGCTTTACCTTTTCACACCCCTCTACTTCTTAGTGGATGTTGTCACAATATAGCCCACGGCGTTCAGCGCCGCATGTTGGGTCCAATGGTTCCAATCACAATCACCGATCAGCAGTATATTGATGAACTCTGGGCATATTATCCTAGGTTAGCTCAATATTTCGACGATACGCCTCTGGTATGGGATTGGCCGGGGTTCATAAAGGGTAAGCCAGCAGCTTTGGTGCATCGCGCTGAAGTTGGTCTCAAGAAGCTGCGAGCACGTGGCGCGGTTCTGAGTAGTGATGAAGTAATCCTTCCCTTAGAATGGCCTAAAGGTTCTCTAGCAGTTCGCCTCTTTGTTAAAAGAGAGATGTATGATTATGAGCCTGGGTATGACAAACGTGAGCGGCCTCGGATGATATCGTGTTGCAGCGATGAAATTCTGGCCCTCCTAGGTCCCCTTTTCCATTCTTTGGAAATCAAATTGTGCAAGTTGCCAGGGATTGTAAAGCACCTGATTCCAGCCTCATTGAGTTCCCGTGTAGCCCATATTGATTCCATGGGCCGTCATTGGTGTAAACATATTGTAGCCAGTGATATCTGTAGCTATGACCGGAGTCAAATTGCACCTGCTATGATTATCCAGCATCGTCTTTATGCCAAAATGGGTATGCCTCAGCAAGTTTTGGGACTCTTGCAAGCCTATGATTTGAAGTGGCAGGGCAGTTCTTATTGTCGTGATGGTGGCAAGATGAGTTGTGTCCAAAGGTATTTCAGTACTGATGGTTGCCGCAAAACCGGGGACCCGCAAACCTCGGTTGGGAACAACCTCTATCATTGGTTCATCCTCAATTGCGCTCAACTCTCCGTCGGTTCGCTCCCGACCGAGATGGCTTACATAATCAATGGGGATGATTTCCTAGGTTGCTTCAAGCGGCTCCGTTATTGCCAATTGGTTAATTTCTACCGTCGTTACGGCATTAGTATAGACAGGGGCGAGGGCTTTGAATTTTGCGGCGGCGTTTTTCTTCCTGAGACCTATACTTATGTTCGAGACCCGAAGCGAGCTATTTTTAAGTTAGGTTGGTCGAAATACCTCGTTAAGGATGCGGCGGCGTTCTACGCCAGTGTGTGTGAATCCCAAAGCTATCTGGCGTCGAGGAATCCCATCCTTTCCGCAATATTGGTTGCAGGAATGAAATCAACTAAAAGGCGTGTAGCCTTACCTGTTTGGGCCCTTCCGTGGAATCTGACCCAACAGGTTCATCAGTTTGGCCAGCCTGTAGCCAACTTCAGTACAAACGTATCACTGGAGGACAGGTGTTCTTATGCCTTGCTGTACGGCATAACACCTGGAGTCCAGCTACGTCTTGAGACTCTTATCCTGGGAAGTACGACCGCTGCAGACTTACCTCTGCTTCTCGGTCGGCTTCTGTAGGCCAGTTAGGCCGAGTGTTGATCCTTCCCCTCCTTGATCGCACTAACCCTAACCCTGGTTCCGCTCCTCAGGGAGTTCTCGCATCCTAAGCACCGAAAAATTTGAGTGTTCGAACGATCCGC